AATTACGGGAGACGACCTAGAGGCTCGTTTTCACAAAGTGTTGAACAATAATCTGGCCAGAATAGACTCTGGTTACAACAAAACTAAATACGTTAATTCGTAAAGACGGAGAAATACCATGGGTTTAATTACACCAAAAATGATCATCTCGTTTCCAAAACTGTTCAAAGCTGAAGAGAACCAATCAGGCATTCTTAAGTTCTCTTGCTGCCTCATGATTGAGAAGTCTGATGTTGCTGGCGTTAAGATTCTTCAGGACGCCATTGACAAGGCTATCGTCAAAGGCAAGAAGACCAAATGGAATGGTAAGCTTCCTCGCTTCGCGCATGAGCCTCTTCGTGATGGGGATGCAGAGATTGAGTCAGGTGACAAAGAAGCTGGTAAGGGGTATGAAGGTCGTTATTTCATCAATGCCTCATGTGGTGAGAATGACCAACCAGGAGTTGTAGGTCCTGACTGTCAACCGTTACTTGACGCTGGTCGTATGTATTCAGGCTGTGTTGTTCGTGCAGATGTTAACCCGTTCCCGTATGACAACCAAAGTAAAGGCGTTGCATGGTGGTTGAACCATGTAATGCTTATTGAAGAATGTGCTCCTGAGGATCGTCTTGACGGTAAGCAGTCTGCTGAGAATGCCTTTTCTAAGTTCACTGAAGTTGAGGGCAACTTAGACTAATGACCCAAAGATTCCGAGTACAATTATTCTTCTTAGAACATAGTCCCCGTGGTGTTTGCGGGGACTTGTTAACACAAATCACAATGATAAACATAGGAGTAACTCAGTGACAACAGTTTATTTAGACTTTGAAACATATAGTGAAATGTCTATTGATGCTGGAGCTAGGAAATACGCGTGCCATCCAAGCACGCGTATTTTATGCTTAGCTTACAAAGTAGACGATGGACCTGTACAACTATGGAAACCAGGTGAGCCTAAACCTACCTGGCCAGAAGGTGCTACGTTGTATGCGCACAATGCGTTGTTTGACTACTATATAATGAAGTACTGCATGAAGTGCCACTATAGTTTAGACGGCTGGACTGATACAATGGCCTTATGTGGGCGCTACACACTACCTCTTGGTTTAGCTGATGCTTGTAGGGCCTTAGGTACTACAGATAAACTTTCTACTGGTAAGGCTTTAATCAGGAAATGCTGTACTCCGAAGGGCTGTCCTACTGCTAATGATTTCTTACAGCTTTACGCATATTGTAAAGTTGATGTACAGGCAATGTATGATATGGTACAAGCTCTACCATCCTCACGTTTAAGTGATACAGAACAAGCTATTTGGGTTACGACTCAAGAGATGAACATGGAGGGTTTACCGGTTAGTCATAAAGAGATTAAGGCCGTACACGACTACACCGATGTCTGGAAAGAAGAACAGATGAAGCGTGTTCCCGAGATCTCTGGTGGTTTCCTCAACACTATTAACCAGACTGCAAAGATGAAGGAATATTGTGGTCTGCCTAACATGCAGGCTCCTACAGTAGAAAGTGCTTTACTTGACTCTACCTTGGCCAGTGATGTTCGTGAGTTATTAATATTAAGACAGCAGCTTGGTCGTAGCTCTACTGCTAAGTACAAGAAGCTGTTACAAATGGAGCATTATGGTAAGATACATGGAAATCTATGTTATTACGGTGCTGGTACTGGGCGTTATACTGGTCGTGGGTTTCAACTACAAAACCTACCGAGAGCTTCAGTCAAAGACCCCGAAGCGCTTATTAGATCATTCATCGAAGTGGACGAGATTGAAGACCCAGTTAACAAAGCAAAAGCCTTAATTAGGCCTATGATTTGTGCGCCCGAAGGTGAGGCGCTAATCTGCTCTGACTACTCTTCTATTGAGAATATCCTGTTAGTATGGTGTGCTGAAGACTGGGCCGCCTGTAAACAGTACGAAGATAAGATGAGCCAGTACAAGATTATGTCGTCTACTCTATACGACATGCCTTACGACGAGGTCCAGAAGGGCACCATCGAATACCAGATTGGTAAATGCCTTATTCTTGGCTGTGGCTATATGATGGGTGGTAAGCGTTTCCTAGAGGTTGTTGAGGAGATTGGTGTTACAACGTTTGACAAGCACCAAGCACTTAGAGCGGTTAAAGGGTATAGAGCTTTATATCCTAAAGTAGTTGATCTCTGGTATGGCCTTGATGAGATGATGAAGAACGCAGTAACTAACCCTGGCCAGGTGTTTAAATACAATAGGTTTAGCGCTCGTCATGTACGTGACAGAGCCCAAAGACGGTGGCTGCTATTTAAGCTGCCATCTGGTAGAGACTTGTTCTACTGTGAGCCTAAGATTCAACAAGGACGGTTTGGTCCTGAGATTGGCCATTTAGGTCGTAATCCTTATACTAGGCAATGGGGTCCAATGGCGTTGTCCCCAGGTAGAATAACTGAGAACGCGATGCAGGCTTTAGGTCGTGACATCATGTGCCATGGCCTAGAGAATATAAAACGTGACATGCCAGAAGTAAGACTTATCGGCACTGTGCATGATGAGGGTATTGGTATTGGCGACGAGCTACTCATTGACGAGGCAGCTCTTCAGAAATTTGATAATTGTTTATGTGATCTTCCCGATTGGGCGCATGATTTACCTATGCGGAGTGAAGGTTGGATAGGAAAGAGGTACAGAAAATGATGCGAGAAGCGATGGAGAAGGCTGGGCTACTAAAGTCAAAAGACGCTATGGCGCAACGATGGCTGCGGTCATGGGTAGCGCTGCAACCACATCTGGCCAGAGAGAATGATGAGGAGACAATCTTGCATCTTATGCAATTTGAGAAAGCCCACAAGAAACGTGCACAGATCATATCTCGTATTTGGTCTCGCTACAAGACGGTGCGTAACGCACGTGAGGAGGCAGAAATTGTCCTTTAACAAAAAACCAGCGTGGCAGAAAGTTAAAGAGGTGACTGTTGAAAGTTATCTTGTAAAAGAAGTGGAGAAGATTGATGGGCAAGCTTACAAGTTTACCAGTCCTGGTAGGAGGAACGTGCCTGATCGGTATTGTGTATTCCATAACAATATTGATGCGTTCGTTGAATGTAAACGTCCAGGTGCAACACTCCGTCAAGGTCAAGTCCGAGAGTCAAGGCGTCTTGAAGCAAGAGGCAAACTCGTCATCAAAGTGTCCACAAAGAAAGAAGTCGACACATTCATCTTATTTGTAAAGGAGGTATTAGATGAACAACGTAATGCTACTGAAGACATTCAACCCAACCAAGATTAAGTTTCCGTGCATAATAAGCCCTAAGCTTGATGGTGTACGTGGTTTTTATAGAGACGGCGAATTTGTGTCTCGTAATGATAAAGAGATCATTGGGCTTACTCATATCAAAGAGCAGCTAAAAGGTATACCACATGACCTTGATGGCGAGCTAATGGTACCTGGCCAGATATTTGATAACGCTTCTGGCCTGCTTCGTAACCACCAAGAGGTGCCTGAAGCTGAGTACCACATATTTGATATTCCTAACCTTGAAGGCTACGGTATCATAGAGCGCTTTGGTAAGCTTGGTAATCTCAAAGCTCAGTTAGAGGATAAGCCAAACATTAAGTTTGTAAAGCATACAATGTGCAGAGGTATGAAAACGCTTATGGCATTCTATCATAAGTGTATCGCTGAAGGCTATGAAGGTATCGTCATCAAGTCCAAGGAACATTTGTACCGTAACGCAAGGTCTTGGGACTGGCAGCGCCTTGTTCCTATACACTCCGAAGACTGCGAGTGTACTGGTATCTTTCCAGGTAAAGGTAAACACCTAGGCCGTGCTGGTGGTATCTTCATCGAGTTCGGCGGTCATACCGTTAAGGTTGGTACAGGGTTCTCGGATGCTGAGCGCGAGGATATGATGATCAATGATCCTACTGGCCAGATAGCTGAGACGCAATATAAAGAGAAAACTAAGGCTGGCAGTATGCGGCACCCAGCATTTAAGGGATGGAGGGATGACAAGGTATGAAAGTTAAAGCTGGAGTAAAACTTGCAGGCCTTAAGCTTGAGATGCGCAAAGTCTTGTATTACGCTGATAAAATCTGGGAGAACCAAGATGAAGAGTTGGTAGTAACGTCTACTACTGATGGCGTTCATAGCGCAGGCTCTTACCATCCATATGGGTATGCTGTCGACCTTCGTACTCGGTACTTCACAAAAGGTCAGCTTACATATGTAGCAGAAAAGTTACAACAAGCACTAGAAGCTATAAGCAGTAAGTATGTCGTTGTAGTGGAGGCTACACATATTCATGTCCAATACAACGCCTAGATTTATAATAGCAGCGGACTATTATGCAGCCAGGCAGTATGCCGCGTTGCATAATTTACCTAAAATACATTATATAGACAGACAAGAAAATATTATGGGTCTACAAAGAGGTACAATGGTTACCATACTACGCGGGGCAGACGAACACCCTAGGTATTCTGATATCATCTATATAGCTAGGATACGCCGCTTTGAGGTGTTGCATGCTGAAGCCTAAAGCTAGGCCGTACCAAGTACGAGGAATCAAGTGGTGCCTTAATAATCCTCGTGGTTATTTGATGCTTGACATGGGTTTGGGTAAGACCTTAATCACCTTGCGGACATTATGTTCGCAAGGTGAGCGAGCGCTTGTCATAGCACCACTAAAACCGTTATATAACACCTGGCCAGATGAAATAGTTAAATGGACGCCTGAGTTGTCATTTACAATGCTACATGATTCTACTTTGTCTAGGACTCTAGAAGAGGACAGCGATGTATATCTCATTAACCCTGAGGGCATGGAGAGGTTGTACTATGCTCTTGAGAAGTATTACAAGAAGTATAAGAAGATACCTTTCACCACATTGGTACTCGATGAAGGGTCGGTTTGGAAGTCTCACAGTGCTAAGCGATTCAAGATTTTGGATAGTCTACTTGATATGTTCCCTAATTATCGTTACATTCTTAGCGGTACTCCTGCGCCTCACAGCTTACATGATTTATGGTCCCAGTATTACATCTTGGACGGAGGAGCTAGTCTTGGTAAAAATATATCTACTTTTCGCGAGCGCTATTTTAGGGTTAATCCTAATTGCAAGCATCAGTGGTTCTTGACCGTAGAAGAATCAGAGTTGTATAAAAAGGTGGAGCACCTTACATATAGACTAGACGCCCGTGACCATATTGAGTATTGTAATTCTAGTTATATTAAAGACGAGATAGAGCTAAATAAAGCTCATTCTGATCAGTATAAGCAGCTTCAGAAGGATTTCTACCTTAGTTTAGATGAGAATGCATCAGAAACCGAAGCGTTCACTACAGCTCAGTTACAAGCTCAATTAAGACAGTTTGTTCAAGGCGCCCTCTACACGGATCATCCAGTGTACGAAGTCATACATACTACGAAGATCGAGCGCCTTAAAACTATACTGGCCAGAGGTGATAATGTTCTCTGTGCTATCCAGTTCCGGTTTGAACTAGATATGCTCAAGAAGGCTTTTCCTGACGCGCCATCAATCGTTGGTGGTGTAAACTCCGACACAGCTAATAGGCTAATGAGAAAATGGAACACGGGCGAAATACCGTTGCTTATAGTACATCCGCAAGCAGTAGCCCACGGCGTAAACATACAGTTCGGTGGACATGTAGTCGTTTGGTTAGGGCTCACATGGAACTTAGAACACTACTTGCAGTTAAATGGCAGGTTGGTAAGGCCAGGACAAGAGCACGATGTCGAGGTTATACATATCATCGCGAAAGGTACTATAGATGAAGCGGTGTATAAGTCACTACAAAACAAAGAGAAGGTGCAGGATTCCTTTTTACAACACATGAGAGAGGTAACAGGATGACAGAAACAGAACAGATGCTGTATATGCTTATGGGTCTTATATCTGAGATGCCACAAGAAGAGCAAGATGAAATAACTAGTATAGCTGACTGTATACGTGGCACTATAGAGGGTGAAGGAGACAAAGGGTTTTTTGCTCTGTCATTAGTAGCAGCGGAGGGGGCTATTAAAAATGAACAAATGGGATAGACGATATATGCTTCGCGCTGCAGAGATTGCAAGGTGGAGTAAGGATGACATCGGTGTCGGCGCTGTCATTGTAGGTAAGGATAACAGGCAAACGTCTGAGGGGTACAACGGTGTGCCGGCTGGGATTGACGAGTTGTTTAAATTAGAAAGTGAAGCTAAGATTCATGCGGAGGAGAACGCCATATTGTTTGCTAGGTGCAATTTATCTGGCCAGAGGATATATGTATGGCCTTTCTTGCCATGCGCCCATTGTGCTTCTATCATAGCTCAAGTTGGTATTATAGAAGTCATTGTGCCTGAAGAAGAGGCTACAAGTGACAAGTGGCAACGAAGCTGGGACTTAGCGAAAGCATTGTTTGCTGATAAAGGAATCAAGGTGAGGAAGGTATGAAAACTCGTAAAGGTAAACATGCTACACTAGAGTACTGGTACGAAGACAGATGGTGGACAGTAAATGAACTATCTGTGCGGTGGGGCTTGTCGCCGTCGCACTTTTATAAGCTGGGCAAATCTTATAATTCCTTTACGGCACATGACGCTAAGTATGGCGTGTTTAAGTACTCTGATAATAGAGTAAACGCCGAAGCCCGCGTCGACACTTGTCTCGAGGACCAAGGCAGGTGCCGGCGGTATGAGGAATGCTGGTTACGAGGGTGTACTGAGATTGGGTCTGTAGAGTGTCTAGGTTTTGAGTTAGACACTCGTACTAGAGCGCATACTGGTAAGTGCCACGGTAAGCCCGCCAGACCAGTGCAGGGTAGTTCTGCGAATGATTAAAGTATACTGTGCGCACTGTCTGGTATCTTACCCTCAGTAACTAGGTCACGCACTGCCTTTAACGCGTCGGCTTCATACCTCTCGAAGTCACTAGACTTTGAGAATCTGAAACTTCTATCAAACAACTGTAGCTCGTTAACATTTAGCTTACGACGAGCTGCAGTGTCTCTAGCCTGCACTTCACCTGCGGTATTCATATATGTTACATGTGTAGCGGTTTCCATCTTGATGTCATGAATACGTTGCATCTCACCACCAGTTCTATTAAGCATGGGTACTTCTACTAATTTGTTATACTCTTGGTTGTTCCTTAGTATGGTGTCAAGCATTGGGCTGTCCCATAACTCGTCTATTTGTTTCTTGATAAGCTCATGCCCTGGTGCATTAGGGTTCTTGTGTATACTCTCCATCTTAGCTATACTAGCGCCTTTAAAGCTCAGCGACTTGTCTTGAATTCGGTGCTGTACTTCATGTGTCACGACATCTAGCAGTTTCTTTGCAGACGAGCCTTTAGCAACGTATACAGTATCGCCCAACAGGTAAGCAGTATTGATAGGCATGACATCGCCATTAGGTTTATGAATGTCAACGCTAGGTCTATGAGTAGCGTACTCAACGTTGACATTTCTAAGTCCTGGCATGAACTCGTACATGCTATCATGTTTTACTAGAGAGCCAAGCTTACCGCTCTTTACTACAAATTCACCAGGCCCAATAGCATACGTAGCACCAGGCTTAAAAGCCATCATCTCATCAGATATCTCAACACTCCTGGCCAGAGTTACATCAAAGTCCACAACGCCCTCGTTGCCTGACGGGAATGGCGTCTTCTTAACATTAGCTATAGAGTGGCCTTGCTCAGCTGCTGCAGTCTCATATTTAGCAAACTCGCTATAGCTTAGTTTGTGTGGCACAGGTGCAGTGCTAGGCATATCAACTGAGCTTATAGCCGGCTTATGAGAAACAGCTCTAATGGCGTTTCTGATGTCAACTGTCTTCTTAGGCAGCACCATACCAATAGCCATCAAAGCTTTGCCGCCAACACCAAATCCCAACACATCAGCAGCAGCAAATATACGGTCAGCTGTTGTAGCAGTACCAGCTACTTCCTTTTCAGCGTGGGCAGCTAAACTAATAGGCGCACTAAACGCGCCAAGACCTAACGCGTCTTTTTGAATCTGCTTCGGTTGGTTTTTAAACTCAACACCTTGTTGGGCTAACAGCATAGACTTACCGTAACCAGAAGCACTACTGGCCAGATAGTTCTTAATGATACTGCCAGCTCTTGTCATACCTGCTATTGCTTCTGGTTTTAACCCAGTTTGTTCTGGCGCGCCTATTGTCGAGGGCATTATGCTGCTCCTGTAAATAATGTTTTAATGAACCAAGCTACTATTGCTGCTACAATTAAAGATATAGACGTCTTCTTTACGATCTTGCTGTTAGCTCGTACATCTGACACAAACCGATGGTTAGCCAGCCATTCAGGCCTAGCACTCTGGCATGTGTCCATTAGCTTATGGTGCTCCCAGTGTTTTTCAGCTTCCACATAAAACTCAGTATGGTGTTCTTTAAGGGCTTCTAAGAACACTGTTTTAATTTCTTCTGGGGTCATTCTATCTCCTTTAGAATCTTGCGATGGGGAAGCCTTTACGGCAGTCATAATATACTTCAGTATCTGCGCCAAGTTCAATCTGCCCAACAGATTCGACGTGTATAATCATAGAAGCTATTGGGACTGTCTCTGAGCTGGGCAGACCGTTCATCTCTATCTCATTGAAAGCCGATGGGAGATGTACTTGAGCTAAGTCTCTAGTAGCATATAACGTCTGGCCGATTAGTTTAACGATAGGGTGCTTCTTATTATTGGTAGCCAAAAAGTGCATAACCACATAGTCTAGGCCTATGGGAGTTAGGGTATAAGTGTCACCTGTGGTGTTCTCGTTGTACACCACGTCCCCTGCAACTTTCAAGCCTAGATTATTATCGGACACTGCTGAGACCTCCCAATCACCATTAACACCATTGCGGTATATGAATGGGCAATCGGTAATGGCTTCATAGAACATAGGGATATCCTCGTCCCCGCATCTACCTGAAGACACGCCCGCGAAGGTTGATCCATTGTTAACAAGGCCAGACATATCTAACCCTTGGACCCAACCGAAGCCTCTCTGCATGTGGATGTTGAGGTGGGTCTGGCCGCTCATAACGGTACCATGGCGCTCATCAGCAACATAATTAGACTCAGTGTCTACAGGATTGTGGTATATAAGGCCTGCTAACTGGTTGGATACGATTGCCGCCTGCATATCAGTTTGTATATGCAAGTCACCATCATCCTCAAAAGCAAGGTAATATTTTCCTGCAACGTCTGGCATCTGTATAGTCTTTATGGTGGTTACTTCTATGAGTTGGCCTAACGCCCAGTATGAGAACTGAGTTTCCGTGGGAGAATGGTATATAGCAAACGTCCTATCAGCCAAGGCTGTCGTCCCATCGGCAAAGAAACTCTGGCCAGATAGTTCTGAGTAGACGCCGTCTTCGTCGATGTTGTCTACGATACCTGCACTGGCACTGTGGCAATACTGGAGGATACCTATAGTAGTGGTATCCTCTCTGTTAAGACCGTTGTTCATCTTAGACGCAGAAATAAGAGCTTGTAAATAATCAGTGTTGCTGTTCATCTTGATGCCAGCCTCTCGCAAGGTGTCACCAGTTCCATCATTAGGGGCTATGCCTACATTAATTTCTTCCATTATATTCCCTCATCCATAGTGTTAAAAGTGTCGTCAAAGGTGACAGTAGTGTCGTCGTCAAAAGTATCTATTACTTGAGTAAGAAGGACATTGAAGTGTGTGAACTCCGTCTCCTCTTCAGTGGTTAGGTTCTCGAAGCGCACGCAGCATATCTGGTCACCCTTAACCCCTGGGGCGTCCCAGAATCCGATAGCGCCATCTACTAAGACAGCGATCATGGCCTCTGAAGAACCAGCCGTACGGTGCAGAATCCGCGCTTTTAAAGCGGCATCCGGTGTCCACACCACTCTATACGCACTAGTTGTGATATTAGTTATGCTCACTGTTGGCGACCCTACTACCGTAGTAAAAGCGGGTCTAGCGGCTTCACCGTTAGCGCCAGTACATATAGCACCATTCGCTCCAGTACAGGGCATTAGGAGTTCCTCAGTTCGTATAAGTCAGTGACCTCTGCAGTGGCGTTATCCACTACATCCTGTGCTTCAGCTCTCTCAGCTTCGTCCTGCACCACTAGAGGATTCCTGATCTGGATAGGGTTTCCCTCCTCGTCTACAGAATCCACATACTCTGGTAGAGGTTCAATACCAAGGATATGTGGTATCTCAGGTGTAAGCTCCTCCCCAGTCTCTGGATCGTATGTAGGTGGAACGTACTCTTGCTCCGGTCTACCTTCGAGTAAGATATACTTATCTAATCTGGCCAGTGATTGCTCGTAGCCTATTGTGTTAATAAGGAGTGTATTCTCTGCCTCAGCCACCACAAGCATGGCTCTCGCGTCCTCCATGAAGATACTGAAGTCCGCTAAGACTTGGTCCTCCACAGGGGATGTTGGCCTGCTGCCCATACCTTTGCCAGTACCTATCCGGTTGATAACCTGCTCGCTACGATGACCATAATGCTGGTTCTCGATGTTTGTTAAACGCTTCTCTAGTTGAGCAGGCGTGTATGTTGTGTTGCTCATTAAGTCAATAAAACTTTCCATTACTTACCTCCGTATGTTGCAAAGATTACTACGTCAACAACTCCAGGTGCTACATTAAAAGACACTCCTTTAAGGAATCCATCATTAAGGAGTGTATACTCATCACTCGCCCCGTTCAATACCAAAAGACCAGCGTTATAAATACCTTCAGTAGGAGCCCACCCGAAGGGTAATACAAAGTCTGTTTCAGAAGAGTCACCCACGAACCGATGAGCTACTGGTATCTGGCCATAGTAAGCTGCTTGCTCATCCACCCTCTTCAACTCAGCCCTCAAGGATTCAACAGGACTGTAGTATTTAACAGCCGTTGTTCCACCTATGAGAATATCACTTGATCCTGCTGAGATGGATGTTGGTGTGCCTACTACTGTAGCCTCACTTGCTACCCTCACACCCTTTGAGAATGATGATCTTCCATAGGATGTCAAGGCATGTGTGATATCTGTATCTTCATCATAGTCCAAAGCCAATACAACATCAGAAGTACCAGCAAGTGTGCAAGCTGCTCCTTCTTGAAATAGCCCTTTCTCTTGGTTGTAGATGTATTCAATTTGCTCTGCGCTGGGTGCTCCTGCTCCTATCTTTACAGAATTAACACTACCTAGTAATCCCGATAGGTCGTCGGAGTCTAGGCCAACGCGAAGCACTGCATCTAAGTTGATGCTATCTATATCAGCAGATTGTGGCCCAGTTGCGGCTAAAACTCCGTTTATGTATAAGTACCCGACACCGCTTCTGCGGACGTACGCCAATGCCACTCTGGCAGAAAAATCAGTAATAATATCGCTAGACAGGTTAATTCCCCCAACTACGGCTCTAAATTTAGAACTTGATATAACTAATGAGAAGAAGTCAAAGCCGGTACCACCTAAGTCCCGACGCATTATGATCGTACCATTATTAATAGGGACAACATTGGCGAACATATGAAAATCACCAGTACCAAAATCTAAGTCAGCATTATAAGGTTGCTCAAGATAATCACTTGCAGAGAAACCAGAGTAGGCAACTAACTCAGAGCCAGTGGCCACAGGATTGCGTGCAACCGTACCATTGACGGTTAGTGGGTTAGCATTTACTGAGCGGTCTGCGTCTGTCCCACCGACCAAATCAGTATCATCAGTATCAGCGAGCCAAGCACCTTTAATATCACCGTGCATCCAACCAGATTGGTAGTCCTTGGTTATGTAATTAACCATACCCTCTGCTGGGGTATCTGGGTTTTCTTTGAGGAGGGTGAGTCCTTTTATGCCACCTATATCTGTACCAGATAATGATGTAATCCTATCATCTGTCTGCAACCTCAACTCTGATGCGGCATCCGCGTAAGAGTACGAGTGGTCTGGTGCCGTAGCTTTATCTGCTGTTGGGAGATTATTTTCAACAAATACATAAGCATACCCACCAGCATCCCTCGAAGACCATCTGATTCCATTGTTAAAGAACTCGACAGCCCCAGCCTCTGGTGTGCTAATAGTATAAGTTAAATCCCAAACATCTCCACCATCAGTAATAACACTCACACCACCCTCAGTGGCAACAGCAATAGTTGGAATCTGCAAGCCAGTGGCTGGATCGACTGGTGCGTCTGCTAGGACGGTCATTGCTACGTCGTTGACGAAAGCATTTACAATGTAACCAATGTTTGTAACCGAAGTTTTATCACAAATATTCCTATCTGATATTGGCCCGTCAAAATGGTATGCTGAGGCGGCGTGTCGCATTGTTGCACTGTCTTTTAAGAAATCAATGACAACCACGCCATGGCCAGAAGAGCCTGAACCAATTACTAAAGTGCTTCCTGACATTGTTGTGCTAGATACAACTAGACTTGTGGAGTACAAGAATCCTTGGTTTGCCGCACTTGGCCTGTTAAACACCATCCACATTGGCACGGCATCATCAGTCGCATCGTAAATAGTTACCTTATTAGCCTCAGCAACAATCAAAGCAACCGCAGGGAACTTACGAGTAGCCCCACGGGTAGTTGTATTCAGCTCCTCGTTATACCATGATAAGTGTGAGCATCTTTCACGCCAGGCACCACCATCCGTATCGAGCGACGTGTCATAAATAAAAGCATCAACAATGTTTACTGAGGCTACAATTTTATCAATGGTAGCGATCTGTGATTCAGCCCCAATGTACCCTGCGGCTTCTGCGGCGGAAGCGGCGGATTCTGCTGCACTAGTAGAGCTAGCAGAGGCTGAGCTTGACGCAGAGGACGCAGAACTCGACGCGGCGGACGCAGAACTCGACGCGGCGGACGCAGAACTCGACGCGTTATTCTCGCTTACAAGAGCTGCGGCTGCAGCATCTGAGGCGATAAGTGCGTCTGCTGCTACGCCTGCCTCACTAGCGGCTGCATTGTTCTCACTTACGAGGGCGGCTGCTGCACTTATAGCGGCGGCATCTTCTGAGTCAGAAGCGTTGTTCTCTGATACAAGGGCGGCGGCGGCGGAAGCTGCTGCAGCATCCTTATCCCCTACAATACTATCAGCAGAAGCTTGGGCTTCAGTAGCGGAGATAGCGGCGGCATCCGCAGAGTTTGAAGCATTGTTCTCCGACACCAAGGCAGCGGCGGCTGAGGCTTCTGCTGCTATTTCAGAGTCAGACGCTTCGTAAGCACAGTTGGCACTGTTAACACTACTGGCCAGAGAGTTCGCCTCGGCCGTTTCTGACCTAACTACCGCGTCGTCTAAAGGGTAGTCTGTAAGCTCTAACGCGTTGTTAGCGCCATTGACGACGTAAGCATGCCCAGCGATTGGTGTAGGTAATGCGTAGTCAAAGTCACCAACATTGGATATAGGCGCTAACAGAGCTCTACCAAGCTTTTCATCCAACTGTTGGTCAATGAGAATACCTTTGTCATAGTCTGCTTCAACCCGCTCTGGAGGAAAAGCACCGTACACAGAGTAATCTGTTTTCTGCTCGATACTGATCTCACGTACAATTGTCAGTATGCTGATGCTGACAACTGGCGCTACTGCGAATTGTATTAAACCACCAAGAGGGTCACCAAGACCAGTGATAGTATATCCAGATGCCTGTGCAGTGTCGTCAAAATAAACCTCCATATCCGCTTCTTCTAATACTAAGAAGTCATAAGGATAATCTGTTTGCACACCGTCAACAGTGCTTTGTATCTTATTAGATGTATTTTCTACTGTCATGGCATTTTCCTTTCAATTTCAGTAAACCCTCTGTGTAAGAGGAAGTGATTATTTAACCATACTAACCGTCTCATCGCGCGCCAATCACGCTCTTCCATCTGGCCAGAGGATATGGCGCCCACTACTTGGTTAGCATTCTTAACTGTGGATAACCAAGGCCCAAGAGCCACTCCTAATGTGCCGTCAAACTGGTACCTAGTTGTTGGGCTACCTTCTAAACCTACTGCTTTAAATGCGTCTACATTACCTTTTGAAGCTCGTTCAACTAAGGTGTTAACACTTAACCATGCCGCCAAGAACCCTGAGCGGTCTACAGACTCTTTGACAACTGTATCAAAGTCTGTAGCTATAGGTTTACCCATTATAGTCTGTCTAGAGGCGTACGACACATAACCAGCAAATAAGGCGGTACCAAGACCAACCATCTTCTGCATAGTTAAGTCATCCAGCGTAGCCATCGTCATACGATGATTAGCCGCAATTGCGAATGACTTAAACTGGAATATTAGCCTACCAACTTCACCTTTACTAACGAGTGGCAGATCACCGACACCAGGGGTTACAATAGTGGTCTCAGCTTCTTTAAAGATAGCTTGCTTAAAACGAGCAGCTAAAGCTTTATCTGGCCAGTTATTAATCTCTGGTATGGATTGGTTTTTACCATACTTCGCGATCTTCTCTAAGTCAGACTTTGATAACCCACCTTGTGCATACCTAGCTAACTTCTTGGGCGCCATCGTAGCTACCTCAAGTGCGTCACGTAGTACACCTTTAGCATAGATTGTGCCAACCATAGTCTTAAGTTGGGCATTCCATAAATTCATGCCTGTCCACTTTCCCATACCAGTTGTGGCAGCCGTCATAAGCTTGTCAAACTTATTTCTAGGGGTATAGTTTTGGTCCAACATATTCATTTCAGCAAGGCGCTTACTGTTAAATAAGTCCATTGCAAGACCAATATCTTTCATAAATGCTCTGTCTGCTTTAGCAGCAGACGAGAAGCTAAACACTTCAGGGCCAAACTTAAGTACTCTTGCGCCATGCCGCATATTGATGTGGCCTATGTCAGGCAAAGCAGACACAGTCATCATACCAAGTTTAGTCAGTAGGTTATGATTACGTAAGAACTGACCGGCATGAGAGAATATAGAATCAGGGTTAGCGGGTTGGGCATATCTGTTATGCAGTTGTTCAACCATAGCTGTTACATCGCGTTTAAAGGCCTTACGCTGCTTTCCTAATTTCCTAGCTAGTTTAGGTTGAGCTTTGTTTATTTGGCTATCAAACGCGCTTAAAACGCTAGTTATGGCTGTTCCTGCATCCTCATCACCAAAGGTTTCTTTCATTACTAAACGAGGTGCTGCATCACGTAAATAATGGTACCAGACACTGTTAGGGTCTTTGTCTAGCCATTTAGACATGTCCTGGAAAGGTATATCAATAATACGTTCCTTAAGAGGGCCGGTTTCAAAGGACTGCAGCTTGTAACCTTTACGAGCACGATAGTTACCATTCGCTATGTTGTTGTACACCTCATCTGCCGCTCTACCTACTTGAGCTTCAAACTCTGGCAGCTTAACTTGCTGGAACTCTTCAACAAGGGTCTTAAGTCTGGCTTCTACTTGAGCCAGCATCTGCTCTGGTGTTCTTCTCTGGCCAGTGGATGCTGACGTCTTTGGTTTCGTTTTAGCTAACTTAGCTTTACGAATACTAATCTCTTCTTGTAAGCTTTCGATAGACTTACTAAACTTCCGTACTAAGTTGTTCTGCATCACTGACTTTAAGTCAGATATAAACTCGTTGCGGTTGCTGTTGAGTAGTACTTGATTCCACCTGCGATGGTAGTAGCTAAGGTCGCCAACAGGCTGTTCAGCTTTAGCTGTTATCTTAAGGTCATGCACTAGTTGGTCTAAAACATTACCGTCTAGTTTCTTTACGATACCAGCTCTAGGTAAACCGTCTTTACGAAAGTAAACCTCCTTAACATCTCCCTCTTCTACCAAGTGTTTGATATCATCCCATACTAGGCCTTCCCAATCTTCATATCCTTTTCGTAGTACATTGGCATCAACCATACGTTTTTCAATAGGGTTAATAATGCCACGAATGTCTTTAGCTGTTTTAGATATAACATCATCAACGCCCTTATCTGCTTGGGTATGAGCAAGACCAACTTCATCCATAAATTGTGTATGCGATAGAGTGCCGCCACTGTTACGATGCGCAGTATAACCCTCGTTACTTATGAGGTGTACTCTAGATGAAGCCTCAGCTACAAGTTGGTCAATCTGTACCTCAGCTGAAATAGTAGCTCTGCCATATTTGTTATTGAGAGTCTGCAAAGGGCTGGAGATTAGCTTTGATGTAATGTCACGTACTTCAGACATCCCAGAAGTCATAAGACGCACCCCAGGACTCATGAACCCCATAGCCTTATACACTTTAGGGTGCTTAAGAGTATTAGCAGTCTTAGCATACCCCGTTAATACCGAATCAACCATGGCGTCACGGTCAGCAAACTTAACAGTACCTTTCTTAACCATAGCGTCTACTTCAGACACAGCAGCTGAATAATGCTCTTTTGAAAACTTACCATTATAATCTTTAACTGGGGTAGCTATAGACATCGCGGGCGTAGAGTCAGCATACATAGCTTCGTCGGTGCCCTTCATAACCTTAGCAGACCCAAATAACAAGTTACCAGCTAGACCTAGAGTACCAGCAAAGGCGGCAGAACCACCAATGTTAAACATAGACTCTGCAGCCGATCGTGTGCTCTGGGCGTCTTGTAAATATAACTCACTCAACGAGGCCTCTGCTGCACCTAAAGAAGCTGCTATGCCAAAACTCCTGGCCAGAGATGCTTCTTTAATAAGTACACTTCCAGGGATAGCGTACAGTGGAAATTGCTCAGGTGATGTTAGAGCTGCTGCTGCAGTGTATATAAATCCCATTTTAGGATTGTCACTGAGAATTTGTTTGTCTTTGAGCTCTTTAGCAATAGTGGTAGTCAGTACGTCTGCTTCTTCAGCAGTCCTAGTACGGGCATAAGCACCTTGGTAAGGCTCGTATTCTTCGGGCATATATTCCCTGAATTTATAATCAGGGTCCATACGTGTCATTTCAAGTTGCTTTTCAAGCGCGCTGTAGTCTCCGAAGAACACCTTGTTCATGGAGCGGTCATCTCGGTATGCATACGCGTCACTACCAATGACATTTGACTGACGGAAGGCGGCCCCAGCTACTTCACTTTGGGTAGCTTCTGGTTTCTCCTCAAAAGGAGATATGTCTGAAAGTTGATCAAGTATCATAAGTTATCTTCAGAAGGGTAAGTGTCAGTACTATCTTTAGTTAGTGGGCCAAACATCTTGTATCGTAGGTCTTCAGCTTTGTTCTTAAGCCCAACTTGCATACGAGGTATCGCGCCTTCATGTGGGTCTAGAGCATATTTTAATGCTGGGTCTTTAACAACCAACAATGATGGGTTATCTTTCTGCCACTGTAATGAGTCTTGTGTTTGTTTGTTCTTGGCGTCAGCTCGTGCAGCAGCAATCTCAGCAACTCGTCTTTGCTCTCGCTCCATAGGAGTTCCTTCAAAAACAGGTTGGTAGGTGTTGAGTGGTATAGACATTCCACCAAACCTTGGGTTATTGTCTATAAGAGTGTACACTGGATTCTTAACATCAAAATCAGGGCCAGCTACCATCTCAATAAAGTTAGTATCATAGTTTGGGTCACCACCACCTAAAACTTGTGCCGCTTTAATTTCAGTAGACAGTTGTTGCTTGATCCATATATCATTTTGTTTTGGAGGCAGACCAGTAGTATTTGACATGATCTTGCCTGCTGGGCGATGGACAAGCTCTGCTTTACTGCCAATAGTAGACACGCCATACTCATGTTTTAAAGACTCAATCGCTAAGTCCAAAGACCGTTGGGTATCGCCTTGAGCTAGTGGTAAATATTCACCAGCTAGCGACTTAATACGGTTACGCATACCATTCTGTACATATGCAGGTGAAGTACCAAAGAACTTGTTAACTACTGGAAATTTCTCTTCAAGAGTTCTGTTAAAGCTCTTATCGAGTACTTCTTTATAGTCATGTGAGTACCGTTGATCCTTGTACATCTTCTGCTCAGCCTCACCTAACGCAGCTTTAGCGTTATACAGCTTTAGGGCTTCTTCTTTACCTTCTTTAGTCTGGCCAGTTAGCTGCACTAATGAGTATAAGTCTTTTACGTACGACGCTTCAGGGTTATTAAATAAGTAAGCAGGGTCTTTATCTGCTACCATAGCAAACACCTCTATAACATCTGCTTTCTCTTGGTCTGTGCCATTAAGAAGTACAGTGCCCATAGTTCTTTCAAAATGCATTGGGAAGAACCCAAAACGCTTTGTTAGAGCTACCATAATAGCATTCTGCTCGCTCTCAGGGTCAATTAGAGCGGCTTCATCAATAGAGCCCTCAATATACTTACCTTTGTCATCCCATTGGCCACCGACAAGTTCTTGCGCGGTAGAGTTATATTCTTTAGCGTTCTTACGAGGTGACACCTTAAGTCTACCACTAAAGATCAGCTGTGAAATAAGATTGCGTTTGCTTGAGTCAGAAATGACCTTAAGGCCACGAGCATAGTCATTACGCACAGCTTGCATTTTGTCAACTAAGGTGGATTTGTATACCTCATCACCACCAAGCTCTTCAGCTGACCTACGGATGTAGTCATTGATTGTGGCATCGGCAACAGCAACAGCAGCAGTAAGGCCCTTTTCTTGTTCTATCTGGTTTAGCCCTGTTGTCATCTCTTGGGTTTCATAATTTATCTGGCCAGTGTTAACTGCAGCGATAAATGATCTCTGATCTGCTGTGCTTAGGTTGTTATCTTCACGAGCTTTCTGCTTCAGTCCTAAAGACTTTTCAGGACTGTTGGCCTTAGCTAACCGGCTTTGCTCATAGCCATCTAGTTTTCTGCCACGTTGTACTTTAGCCTTGTATGCTCGTTGAGCTTTAGGCGTCATGACCATTTGGAAGTGCGGGTCATTTAATACTATGTCAGCGTTATCCCAATCATGGTTTAGCACAGCACCATCAAGGGTCTCTATAGCAGTATTTTCAGCATCTACTAGCTGAGCGGTATTTACTTTATTAGCCCAAGCGCCATCCGCCAGCGCGTCTATCTCAAGCTTACCCTCTTCAAACATCATACCAGCTTGATCTGACACTATACCTTCACGAGCTGTCTTCTGGGCCTCACGTTTAATAGAGTGTAATTTGTCTGCTTCGTTGTCCCAAATAGGGCTGCCATTCTCGTCGAAGTCAGTAGTACTCTTCATAGTGGCAGATACGTTAGCTTTGTAAGCAGTAAGTGCTTTCATAGCTTCAGCTTTCTGTGAGGCTGCCATCATAGCCTCGTTAGCAGCCTCACGTTTGCGTATCTGTTCTGTCACAAGGCCCGTTGCTTTCTGCGCTAGCTGCCCGCGTTGGCCCGCTATAGTAACACCATTAGAAGCTTTCTGCATGGCGATATTTGCGGCGTCAACTGCGTTACGTTGCCCAGCGTAAGCGTCGGTGGTATCCCTACCTAGCCCTTGTACAGCACCTTGAGTTATACCAGGTAATCTCATCCCCAACCTCCCGCCACTGTACCAGCAACGTTGATCAAGCTACCAAACATCTGGTTAGTACCAGCGGTTCTAGCTATATCACCTTGATCACGTATACCACTAGCTTGTATAAATGCTGAGTTACGAGCTGCTGCTCTTGTAGCAGCGCCAGATGTTCTCATGACATCTACTTCAGAAGCACCAGCAGCTTTTAACCAATCGAGCTGGGATGTGTTCTCTGAGCCGAGCTCAGACAAATACCCAGCCATAGAGCCTGTGCCAGACTGCACCCCAGAGGCCGCTGCGAATGCCATGGCTTGATCTTGCTGTTGCTCTTGAGAGTAAGATAGACGCCTTGCTTCCTCCGCAGTCTCAGCTTCCATCAGCGCGACATTCTTATTTTCAACGCCTCTAGCTAAACTTTCTGATTCGCGCGAGGCTTCCATAATCAACCTAGACTGCTTTATACTGGCATCTCTAGCATCTTTACCAGCTTTATTAGAGCTGTACGCAGACCATAACCCAGATACAACATTTAAAATGCCCATACTAAGCCCTCAACGCGTATACAGTAGAGTCAAGCTTAAACCCTTTACGCAATAATATTTTAGAGTAATCTCTTTGTGGAGTAACACTCATTGCTATCTCCTTAACACCATCTTCTAACAATTGGTCGATACACTGGCGTACAAACTTTAAACTACCAAAGCCCCTCTGGCCAGATAGAAATGCCATAGTGTCTAGTTCAGCGCGCAGCACACCAGAATGAGTCGAGACAGATATACCAAATATAGCGTACCCTATCAATTCACCATCTACTCTAGCACAAAAACATTTAACGACTCCAGCTAGTATAAGCGCCCGGTAAGCTTCAAAATTAGGGCACATAGCATGTTGGTGATTCCATTCAAGCCACCACTGCTTGGCTACTGCGTACACTTCTGCCATCATAGTGTCTGACGGGTATTCAGTCGTTAACTCCACCAGCTTGTTTCCTCTTCGTCTTCCTCTTTGTCTAGCTCAATAGGTACCGTTTGTTCAAACTGAGAACCGCCACCTTGGGTCGCGCGGCCCGCAAATTTAGTAGCCTCACCGCCTGCTATGTTGGCAGCTTCAATAGCAGCTCTTTGTTCATCTGCTATAATCCTAGCCTCGTCTTCACTAGCTAGCCTATCACCAACAGTAGGATCTATATTAGTACCGCCAAACGCTGCGCCATAATAAGCCTTCCAGGTTTCAGATTGCTCTACTCCATAACTTTCTGCTATATCAGCTTCAGTTATACCGTACCCAGACACAGTGCGTAACATTTGGTTATACGGGTCTATATAACCATCTCGAGTGCCAAACTTAACATCTGACCCAATAGGTAAGTTCATTAGTATTTCATAAGCTGGCCCAGCTTGTAAGTCTTTTAAATCTTGGTCATATAAACTAGTGATACTGTCATATGCTGCTTGCCCTTCTTGTTGCTGCACAACTAGTTCGTCTACTTTACTTTGTATGCCTGCTAAACCGCGAGTATAGTAATCACTCTCTGCGTCGTACCCTAGAGAAGATGCTTGGGCGTCAAAAGTAGAAGTATCACCAGCCTCAGCTATCTGTATGTCAGTGCTAGCGGTATACCTGTCTTTAGCAGCTGTATTAGCTTCTTGTAACAATGTGTTGTCGTACGTCCAAGTATTGTAGTCGTCCCACACACTTTGGCCGTCCATAAAATATGTCGCCATTATAGCTGCTCCACTGCTGCTTCACCTGATATAGACAGTAAGGTCAGTATCAAAGGTAAGTCTTGGTAAATAGATATCTGGGTAAAGGTGGTCCAACCACGATTAGTAACAAATACGTCTTCAGTTAAAGGTGGTTGCGGAGTACCCATAGGAGTAGACACTTGCCTAGTCGCCGGTCGTATAGCTTCAATTTTTGGTTTAGCAGACTCATAAATTCTAGCAACAATTTTATTCCAACGTTTCATATGATGTACTACAGCGCCAGATGAATCTGAATAGTACGCTAAAGGTAAAGTCTCAATCATCTGACGATACCCTAAACCGACATGTACTACAGAAGCTGCTATAGCTAATTCTATCTGGCCAGAGGATACAACAGCTGGGCTTGCTACAGCACCGTCTGCTATAACGTTTACTGTTTGCCCTTCAAGGTGGTCTAGACCAGTAATAGTAGTAGTCTCAGTACCATCATAGGTTACACGGTTGTCTAGCATGATTAGGTCTTCATCAAACCCTAGCAAGCTTAATTGTATATCATCACCCACGTTCTGCAATAACCCTGTTAACGAGTAGCCCTCTAAATCATCAGAGGCTAGGTCTAGCACATCGTGTGTTAAGTCATGCCGATGCCAACCAACAATGAGGTCTTCAGTATCGACACCCATACGTTGGTATGAGCAGCCGGCGAGTTTGTTATCCTTATCTACTAGCCATAAAACCGGGTCTGGGTTACGAGCAAATGATATGTCCTTCACACCAGCCAGCATTATATGGTCAGCCGCAAAGGTTAAGTCATTAGCAAACCAGCCAGACTCAGTCCATTTGTAAACCATAGACCGCACCTTACGGCCATCAGCGGATATAAATACTTCCTCATTGCCAATAGCTATAGGAACGACGTCTTTAGAACCGTGCGCTGACTGCTGCACAATTTGTATATCACTTGGGGTGATGATAGGCCCAATAGATTCAGCAACGAACTCTCTGTTACTAGTACCTATTAACAGTGTTCTACCACCTTCAATCCATACAATAAGGCCTTTGCGGTCTAACGTAAAATCAAGAGCATCATTATCGTTAACACCAGGAGTTAGGTCTGTAAAGTTACCAGACATACTACCTAGAAAGTTTTCAGGGTCATTGTACATGCCTGCAAACCATGAACGTCCTTGGTAGAACGTACAAGTTGTTGGGTAATTACCTACTACCCATTTAGCTGGGGCGTTAGTAAATGATATAGCACCAAGAGTCCACGCAGCAGCTGTCATCTCTTGCGGAGCTACGTCGCTATGTAGCATCCAAATGTCATCTGAGTTTGGACGAGCTATGATTATGACACCTGCTAGTTGTGCAGCGGAATAGGGACTAGCGTGACTTACTGGTGTACTACCAGTACTATCAGTAATCCACATTGCGCCATCAACTAAAATAATAAAATATAGCACACCTTGAAACTGGTATGCAAATAAACGACCGTCAGTAACGTTAGGTATAACGGCTAAGTGTCTAGTGCCAGGTCTACCTGAAACTGTACCACGGGCGTCTGGCATCATATTCTCACAAAGTGCCAGGCCTTGCTTATATGGCTTTGTATTAAGACGACCCCACATTTTAGGTGTGATCTCGCCGTACGCAAAACTATCTAGTAAAGGGTTTATTCTACCCACGATAAGCTCCTCTACGAACGTCTACTAACGAGCTCTTACCGAGTGGTTTATCACCACCCTGCAAGCCATCGTTAGCGACAGATACATTCATACTCTGGCCGTATAGTTGCCACATTGCTTTAGCAACCGAGTTAGAATTAGTGATTGGTGGGGCTAGCGTAGCAGCGATACGCGCTGCTAAAGCTTGCACAAAAGTAGGAGAATATACTTTAGGGTCAGTCTCACGACGGATATACTTCATCAGTATAGCATCTTGGTCCACCCGCAAGTTACGTCCTTCTTTATCCCAATAGTTGATCTCAGACTTGCTTGTATCATATACGCTTATAACCCTAATACAATCAGGAGGCAACAAGAAAAAGCTACCAGATTCGATTAGTGGAGCTTCATCAGCTCTAGCCACTAAACGAGCTTCTGCGATAGCAAAAGACCAGTCCGCTTCTTCAAGAACAGCGTCTCGTAGAAAGTCATAATTCTCTTTGCACAACGCAGCTTCTACTGAATCGTCTTCTAGAGAGATTATAGAGTTAGCACCAAGCCAACCCAAAGCTATACGACATATTGCTACATCTGAGACCGAAGCCATTACTTAACCGCCCGCTGCTTAGCCATCTCAGCTTTAATTGCTTTGGCCCGATCAGCAACAGCTTTAGGCATCCACAGAGTAACAATCTCTTCTGCGATAAGCAACTTTTTAGCAATCTGCTTTACAGACATCTTACTCTCTGCGAGAGCGGCGATATCTACTTTATCAACAACATTTGCACCTTGTTTCATGAGTACTTCCTCAAAGTAAACTCTGGCCAGAGTATCCTGGCCAGAGAATTAATATTAAACTAATGCGTCCTTAAGGTGAAGGTGAACAATCTGCTCATCTTCAATACGGACCGCGCCTGCAGTCATTTGTACAAATGCCTGCCACATGTAAGACTTACCTGGGTCTTTACCAATCTCAACCATAAGGTCTTGGTTAACAGCAAGGCCAAGAGCTTGTGGAGTAAAGGCGAGACAAGAAATCTCACCAGTACCAGGATCAAGAAGACGGTTAGAAACGATCCAAGTAAAACCCATCCAGTTGTGAACAATACCAGTAGCATTGAGTGTCTGGAGTGCTTGGGTAGTAACGTAATCCGAGTTAGTCTGCTGCTCAAGCTTCAGTAACGCACGAACCTGAGTAGGGCCAATGACCATACACTTAGGCACATCAGGGTTAATGAAGTTTTGCATGAACTTCTCTTGGACTGCAGTAATAATATCGAAGTCCATGAGTTGAGTAGCACTACCAATAACTTGGCCTGCTGGGAAGGCATTAGCTACACCGTCACCATCAAGAGCAGTACCAGTAGCAGCAGCAATGATAAGGTCATCGTACTTACGGTTGATAGCCATACCTTGTGCTTTATGGTAGTTAGACATAGGATCAACAAGCATCTGAACTTTATCTTCAGACTCAACTGTCATGGTGTTGGTGAAGGTACCAGGACCCGCAACACGACGTGTCCAGTCGTCATCAGCATAGACTGTATCAACACGACGACCAGTCTTAGCAACCATCTCAGTAGGACCAAGAAGTTCAAAGTTGTACGCTTTACCACCAGAGGATACTTCAGTGATCGTGGACCGGAGTAAGTTGCCAGACTGCTGTACAGTATGTGTCACCAGGTTCCGGTATTCCTCGATGAATGCTGCATCGATTGTAATAGCCATTTGTAATTCTCCTTAATAGGATTTAAAGTGATGAGCCACCCGGAACCCTCCGGACTCGGTTTGTTATATTCGCTGGACGCTTATGCGCTCCCCAGTTTCAATCGGGTTAATTTTGTTACTTTGGCACGTGCTGCTTTATGCCCAATATCCTTAGTATTCCAATAAGGATGTTTGTTGTTACCCATGATATCACTCAACTGCATCGCGGCTTCATCAGGGGTCATGGTACCATCTGATTGACTTGTATCCAACAAACTGTTAGACTCGCCGCCTAGCTGGTTAGCAATTGCTACAAACGCTTTCATAGTTGCCGCGTTCATTTGCTCAGGGATAAAATCAAAGTATTGCTTACGTACATTCTCGGCAACCTGTTTATTCTTATCCTTAGCTGCTCCCCATTCACTGGCCAGAGTATTTAGTTCTTTGTTAAATGCCGCTTGTTGGGCTCGCTGACCTTCGTACTCTTTTGTAGTGATCGCGGTTACTACCTTTTCAAACTGCGTCTGGTTTAACCCAATCTCGTGTGCTAAACCTGCAAAGTCCTCTTGGCGCTTGGTATCTATTTCCAAGCCCTCAAGGTTAAGCTCTGGTGCTTTATACTCAGTCGCCTTCTCAGGCATACCCATCAT